ACCACGAACACCACGGGTGGCACGATTAAATCCGATTCTGGTTCTTTGTGCACCTCTCTGGAGGAAATTCTTATTGCGTTTTGCAAATTGTGCTCTATATCTACCACCTACCGCATCTTGTCCACCACTATATGTCCATCCCTTTTTACCCTTTGCCCTTTTGGCATCATTTCTTGCTGCAGATTTCTTTGCCTTCTCAAAGTCTTCCTTTGAGATTACATTCCCATTCTTATCTACATATCCAGTAATATCTCTATTTTGTGCAGCACCTTCTGCCTCACCATTAATCTTACCCCACTCAGTGAAGAGTTTAATAACCCAACCAATATCTGTAACTAATTTCCATGGCATCATGATGTATTGAGCACCCTTAACCAGAGCAACTCCAGCAAGAAACTGACCAACACCTAATAATCCTTGCAGTGCACCAGCAAGATTACCTTTTCGGATGTTATCAAATCCACCAAAGAGATTAGACAATCCATCCAGAAGTGAACCTATACCAAATCCAACCAGTTTCTTAGACAAAACCGAATATCTTAATAACATTACCAATTGCTTTGGCAAGATCCTCAGTCTTACGATCTGTGATCCAATTTAATACTCCTGTGATAACAGTGAATCTAATAAATGCTTCAAATAGTCCACTAAATTGCTGTAGGAATTTCTGCAGTGGTGAGATTGCTTTCTTAATTATTGCAGACTTCTTATCTACAACTTCCTCTGGTTTCTTAGATGCCTTTTCTAGTCTCATCTTCACTCTTCTGATCTAAGAATCTTCTCCACCATTTCTTATTCTTTTGTTCTTCTTCCCTTTTCTACTTTCTCGTCTAATACAATTCCCTTCTGCTCAAGTTTAATTCTCTGTGCTTGACTCTGAATCAGGAATTCATTTCTAAACTTTAATAGAGTATTGACCTGTTCTAAATGTTTACCTAAAGATTCAACAACTCCCCCCATTCTATTAATACTTTTTACAGTACCAATGTAATAGGAAGACATCCCACCCTTAGGACTAATGTACTGGGTGGGACGGATTGTTAGATATGATCTGACTTTTAACTGTGCCATTAGAGAGATACTCTACCTTGTGCTTGTTGTGTTCGTTGTCTCTGTTCTTCATCCTTCAACCACTTCATCAACATTCTAATGTAGATATCCCTTTCCCAGGGAATCATATCTTCTAATTCAGTTAAACTGTACTTATGATGCTGCATGAGAGCAAAATTAGTCTTATAATAATTGCCCAAATTGTCATGCAATAGGGCTATGCGAAAAAAGCAGCAAGACCCTCCAGTACTACCTCACTTTCAACTTCAGTCTTTGGATTCTTTACAGTCAGAACTTTCTTGAGTTTTGGCATTGTCTCAAAGAATGCCTGAATCTTCTGGAATTGTTCACTATTCATACCCTCAAGGAATTCCATGATTTCTTTCTTTGAAATCGACTTTGCTTCCCACACTTCTTCACCCTCAAAAATTTGATCGAGAGAAGTTGCAGCAAGTTCAAACATATTATCCATCGATGGAGTATCTTCTGAGGTTAAGTTCAACTTAACAAAGGTATCCAGAGAGGGATACTTCATCAGAACACCAATGTTATCATCAAGCATGATTTTGCGACTGTGATCATCACTCATTTCGAGATCAACATCATCTAGGTCAACTTTGACTTCAACCTGAGTTTCACCATCATCGGGACATGTAATCATAAATGTTGAAGTTTCACCTACAGACTTAGCACGAATCTTTAAGAACAGATATTCAATTTCAAAGGTTGCTAACTCTTCAACCTTTCTCTTAATATTAGTACAGTTCTTAATGATGGTCTTGACTGAGTTGACCATTTCCTTCTCATCTTGTGATTCCATTGCCATGAGAAGAATCTTCTCTTCACGCACTAAGAATGGTCTATACTTAATCTTTTCGTTTGTAGTGGGCAGTTGCAATTCATATTCAGGAACAGATAATTTAGGTAATGGCATAATTACTCCAATAGTTTAACATTCATAATTTTATTTATCACTCAAATGCGATGCTATTTAACTCACTATTAGTAGTTCCCTCAATTTGATATTGATTAATAAGAGCACTCAGTCCATCAGCATTAATCGATAAATTTATCTGGACCACCTAATCCACCTTTAGATCCACTTCCAGTATTGTCCATTCTATACCTTTCATAATAGAATGAAATATCACACTTAAGTAAATTTGTCTCTTCATTATTTAAAGTCATTGTACTGATATTAAAGGGGAAGCATCCTTCAATAACCCAGTTGGCAGTACAAGTCTTTAAACGTGTTTCATTCAATATTTTACCATTGGAATCCTTCTTCCTCATGACAACATTACTTCCATTTTCCCACTTAGAAATTCTTAAAGTTCCTTGGTATTGATCTGGTGTCATTACAAAGTTTGAACCATCATCAGTAATGTAATTCATCCACCTTTCAAAAAAGAGACGAATATACATGCTTTTTGTTACTAAGAAACTAATAGTAATTTCGGAGAAAGTTGTTCCAGTAACATATTTGTACATTGCCCCGAAACTTCTACCCTCAGAAGTTGTTAATTGTCTGCTTGGCAATGAGACCTCAGTTGCTAATAAATTAACATATTCATTAACTTCTCTATCATTTATTCCGATCTTCTGTAAGATAGATTTAGTCTTCAACTGTGTACTTGATGGGAGTTGAAGACTAACACCATACAGATTACTAGTTGCTGGATTCCACCCAGGATCACCAGTAACTTTAGATACAAATTCGTCGAATCTATTAAATGACATTTACTCGTTCCAAACTCTTGAAGAACTCACATTAATTGATTTACCACTCTGTGTGTTCACAAACTGCTCAACAGGAATTAATCCAATGTCTGCCCATTCCGATTCATCAATTACAAACAGAGGAGAATTCACATTTACTTTTAAATATTTATGATACATCTTTATAGGAAATTCCATATCACCATTCTTGAATGCTTTACCAAAAGAAGGTCTTAAATTTGGTGAAATATAGTGTAGGTTTCCCCCAACAAAATGATCTGGCATTGTTTCAACTACCATAACCAAAGGATACTTATCAAAATATTCCAATCTATTTGTTGTTGCATAGTACGAAAAGAACAACATCTGACCTGGTTTAGGTTCTAGTGTATAATGACCACTCACTTTACCAAACAACCAATCTCGATAGTATTCGTTTGGTTTACCGAATCCTTTCAATTCTGATTTGATTTGATTGTATAATGTCTTGGTTTTCATACTTTTAGTTCTGCTTCGGTAATAACTTTGAACTCGTATTTCCTATCAGCACACCATTCCCGTGCTGCTTTCCATTTTGCTTGATTTCTTGTGTAATCAAACACTTCGTTAAGATATTGCTTAGTCTTTCTCTTTGGTTGTTTGGGTGGCATAGTCTGTTTCAGTGGTTTAACTTCAACAATATACACCTTTACCCCAGAATCATTCTTAACTTTAACATAAAAGTCTGGGTAATAACGATGAATCTTATTATCAAGTGGTGATCTATATGGTATTGCTATTTCCTCAGATGCCCACTCAATAATATGCTCATTCAGGTCACAATAGACCATAAACTTTCTTTCCCATAAACTTCTAATAAATAATGTTATTGGGATTTCCCTTGTATTTGCTTGGGTATGATGGTAAATATTTTCCTTTATAAGACATGACCTTAGTATATCCACGACCAGAAGACCTAAAATTTCAAAATGCAAATAAATTGATTGAAGAAAATGCTGTCTTCAATAAATGAGAGTAGAGATTATTTGAAAATTCAAATAATTGATTCAAAGAATTCATCATACTCTAATTATGTAGGCAGAAATAGCAACTCAACTGGTGCCTCGATTGGTACAGCAAAATCCTAAAGGCACCCTATCTCTTCTCGAAACAATATTTCTATTATGTTCCCCAACAACTAAGTGAAACATTCCAATCATCATATAACGAAGCATCAATTGGTATGCTGGGTGCTGGGGCTCTTAATGCAATGAATCAAAGAGGCAATACTGCAAGTATGGCTCAAGAAATCAAGGAAGCA